CCAGAGGAATGTTTGACAGCAACGGCCTCGCAGTAACCGGGACGCTCTCAGCATCAGGAATTACCTCAGTCACCGATGCAACAGACGCCACCAGCACCACAGCCGCATCACTCAAGACGGCGGGGGGCTTGGGGGTGGCGAAGAAGTTGTATGTTGGTGAAGGCATTTATGGAACTACTGATCTACTTTTACAGCGTTCGTCTGGAAGCACATTTCAAAAGGTAGCTCGTTTTGTTAACAGCTCGACTAACCCTCTCACATCAGCAGCGAAAGGCGACATTGTTGCTATTGGAAACCCCGGTGGAACAAGCACATACCTTGTTGCAAACGACACCGTAGTTTGCGAGATAGCACCCACTGCTATCAATGCAAACCAGAACATCGTCATGGCATCCGCAACAACGCTGAAACTTGGTGGCTACACCGTAGCAACGCTCCCTGCCGCTGGAACAGCCGGACGAATCGCCTATGTAACTGACGCGACAGCGCCGACTTATCGAGGTGCGCTGACAGGTGGCGGAGCGGTTGTGTGTATGGTGTTCGATACCGGTGCAGCATGGGTGTCTGTCTAATTCAACCAAGGAACCACCATGAAAATCCAAATCTCTCCCGTTTCTGTTTTTCCATCGATCGCTACGCAAGTCGAATTCCTTCCTGCTGAAATAGCCTACGGCCAGTCGGCTCGGTGTCAGTACATCCTCCAAGATGAGGCCGGCGGGAACCTCACTTCAGCACGGGTCGAAATGACCCCGGAGCAGTACGCACTTTGGGGCGATGACGACAGTTACGCCGCCGATACCTTCCTTGCAAACCTCGGACTGGTGAGGGCGTAATGGATAATCTTCCAATCACCCTCAATCTCTCTGTCATCGAAGTGAATACTCTCCTACAACTACTTGGTGAAACTCCGACCAAGATGGGGCTGTATCCGTTGGCGATGAAGATCAAGGAACAGGCTGACTCACAAGTTCCTGAGCAGCCTCAGGCACAATGAAATCTTTCTTTATCACTCTAGTCTTAGTAGCTATTGGTACTTTAATATTAGCTATAATTACTGGGTGCAATCACGACAATCAGATTCTCCGCGGCAATGGGCAGGCAGCACCGGCTCCATATGGCTACGAGAAACTTTGTCGTGAAGCGCCAGGACCGGAGTGTCCGAAATGAACTCGCTTCGTGAGCTTGAGGAAGTCAATACCTCAATCAACCAGTGTCCGTACAAGTCGGAAGTCGGTGATGATTGGCAGCCGATTACTGCGGATGGAGGAGATTGCGACTCGTATGCAGTTGCGAAATTCCGTGAGCTTGTTCGCCGCGGATTTCCGACGGAAACATTGAGACTTGCAGTCTGCTGGGTAGAGACAGGTGAATATCATTGTGTTCTATTAGTTGACTTTATTGGTCAAACTTGGGTATTAGATAATAGATATCATTACCCAATGAAGTATCAAGATGTTCCATATAAGTGGCATAAACTCCAGATTACTGGAACTCAGGAGTGGGAGTTTGTATGAGTAGGGGTTGGTCTTTTAAGAGTGGAGATTGGATTGTTCATTGTGATGTCTGCTCTAAACCAATTTATGCGTCTGAGGCTAAACATCGTTGGGATGGATTTATAGTTTGTCCAGATGATTGGGAACCTAGACATTCTTTAGATTTCGTTCGAGCACGTCAAGATAAAATCTCTGTACCTTTCTCTAGACCAGAACCAGAAGATACTTTCGTAACTGTTAATTATGTTGTAGGATTAAGCTGTACTCCTTTAACTTCTACAGGTCTAGCTGATTTTGCTGCATCTGGTTGTGCTAGATCTGGTATAACTTTAATGGGTGGATTATAAGTGGCTACTACTAACTTCTCTGATGGAACATTAATTACTTCTGAATGGTGTAATGAGGTAGATGCTTTAGTCCATGATGTATTTGGAGGAGCTACCTCAGATGCTGCAGCACGAACTGCTTTAGGTGTTGCTATTGGTTCTGATGTACAAGCTTATGATACAGATCTTACTACCTTAGCTGCTGGTGGGGCAAATGCTAGAGCATTTTTAGGTTTAACTATTGGCTCTGATGTACAAGCAGCTATGTCTGCAGCTAGTCAAAACGAGATGGAGCTTGGTACAGAAGTAGCTTTACGTTCCATGTCTCCACTTAGAGTTGCTCAAGCTATTACAGCTCTATCTGGGCCACCTGCAGGGACTATTATTGACTTTGCAGGAACTTCAGCTCCTACTGGATATTTACTTTGTAATGGAGCATCCCTACTTCGTGCAGATTACTCCGATTTATTCTCTGCTATAGGAACTACTTGGGGAGCAGTAGATGGGACTCATTTTACACTACCAAATTTCTCTACAGGATGGGCTTCAGTCTCAGGTACTCCAGGGTCATCAACTACTGGAGAAGTTATAGCTCATACACACACAGCAAATTCTAGTAGTACCACAGCTTGTGCTTTTACAGGAAGTGCTGATAAAAATCCAGCAAATGGTGGTACTAATACTACATCTTCTACTGGAGGAACTCATAACTTAGCAGGTGGTAATTATGTATTAAAATGTATTAAAACCTAATATTGAGTATAACTATGACTACACATGATCTAGAGTTAATTATATCTAAGATTGATACCTTAGATGCTAAGTTAGATAAACATATTCAAGATGAAGAGAATCGTATTGGGGAACTTGTAGAAGCTTGGAAGACAGCTAAAGGGATTGTTTGGTTTGTTAAAATAACTGCAGGTGTAGTAGCTAGTCTAGCTATTGGGTGGGCATGGATCTCTAATCATTTTGTTATTGGAGTTAAGTAATGGCTACCAGTGGATCAACAGATCTTTCAACTGATCGTAATACTATTATCCGTGGAGCTCTACGTATTGTAGGTGGTATTGCTCAAGGTGAGACCCCTACTACAGATCAGTATACCGAAGCAGCAGAAGCTCTTAACTTCCTTGTAAAAGCATTAGAGGCTGATGGTATGCCTCTATGGGCTATGAAAGAGTATTCAGTACCTTTGACAGTCTCTACTGCTTCTTATCGTATTGGTCTTTCTCAAACGGTTAATACCCCTAAACCTCTACGTGTTATCTCAGCATATCGTAGAGATTCTACAAGTAATATTGATGTTCCTATGGTTAAACTTACTAGAGATGAATATAATCTCTTAGGAAATAAAACAAGTGAAGGAACACCTAGTCAGTTTTATTATGATCCACAGAGGACCTATGGAGACTTATTTCTTTTCCCTGTACCCGACAGTAGCTCAGCAACTAACTCAGTTGTGCGAATTGTTTACCAACGCCCCTTTGAAGACTTTGATGCAAGTACAGATGAACCAGACTTTCCCCAAGAATGGTTTGATGCTTTAAAGTTTTTACTTGCAGATAGATTAGCTCCTGAGTATGGTGTAGGTATTCAAGAACGACAGGATATTCGTAGTCGTGCTAAACAACTTAAAGAGGAAGCACTATCGTTTGGTTCTGAAGAAGGTAGTATCTATTTCGCCTATGACCATCGGAGTTATTAATGGCAAAAGGTCAAAAAGGAACAACTCCAGAGACTCGTAGATTTCGAGCTTCTCTAGTACAACATCAACTTAATCGTGATGCTACAAATGCTAAAGACTCACGATTAGTAAACTGCTTTGTAGAGTCTCTTAAGAATGACATTACTGAAGCTAAAAAAGCTTTTCTTGTTAAGCGTTCTGGACTCTCTCAAATCTACTCAATTGGAGCTGGAGTTGGTAGAGGATTAGCCTATTTTAATGGAAAACATTACTCAGTAATCGGTACAGGTGTTTATGAAAACACAACTCTAAAGTATACTCTATCAACCTCTACAGGACCTGTGGGTTTTGTAGAGTATGATATTGCTGGAGTATCTGCTCTGTTCCTTTGTGATGGAACTAATGGATACTCTATAGATACAGCCGGAACTGTTACTCAAGTTAACTCAACTTACTCAGCTTGGGTAGGTTCTACTAATTACTCTATGGGTGATAAGGTAGTACCTACAGTAGCTAATGGCTATTATTATACTGTTACTACTGATGCTGGATCTAGTGCTGGCTCTCAACCAACATGGCCTACTACTGTAGGACTAACTGTAGTTGATGGTGGTATTACTTGGACTTGTTCAGGATCTTATGGTGGATTTCCAACTCCACATATTCCTATTCCACTATTTATTGATGGATACTTAGTATTAGCTAAGGAAGATACTGCAGATATCTATAACTCAGACTTAGATAATGTATATGCTTGGGGTTCTAGTAACTTTGTTACGGCGGAGATGTGGCCTGATAATCTGAAGAGTTTAGCTCGTCAGAATAACATGATTGTAGCTTTCGGACATTTAAGTACAGAGTTCTTTTATAACAATGCTAATGCTTCAGGAAGTCCTTTTAATCGTTATGATGCTGGTGTAATTCAAACAGGTATAGCAGCTCCTTATGCTCTTTATCAGAATGAAAAGTTTTGTATTTATGTAGGACAATCTGAGAGTGGTGGTAGATGTGCTTGGCTTATTGAGGGCTTTCAGCCTAAACGAATCTCTACTGAATATGTAGAGAAAATCTTAGATGCTGAAGGAACTTCTTTAGCTACTGCTCGAGGTTTTGGTTTACGTACTCAAGGTCATTTATTTTATATTATTAACTTAACTAATATTAGTTTGGTTTATGATGTAGAAGAAAAGATGTGGCATGAGTGGAGTTCAAATTCTTCAGGAACTCATACACGGTTTGGTTGTCTAGCAATGGC